TTCAGAGGCGCGTTCGGAATGAGGAAGTCGTCTGTCGGATTGGCTACGTCGTAATCGAACGGCACTGTCTATTCTCCTGCTTACGGAACTTGAGCGACAATGATTCGCTTATATCGCTTCCGTTGATTTCCGCTCAGAGACTGAGATGGATATATCCTATTCCCGGTCTTCCTGAGTTTGTTCCGCCTGGTCGCAGAAAGAATTTCCTTAAACCTGGCCATCGCGACGCCATTCCAGAACTGCGCCATCGGGTCGCGCATCTCCGCGTATACATTTGCGGCGGCCTTCCATGCGAGGACGTCGTCTAGGTTATCCGTCCACCAGTTCGTGTCCGCATCGACAGTTAGCGTAGAAAGGCGCCTGAAGTACGGAACAAATATCCCATAAGAGGGTCCTGCAAATGGACCCAGTCCGTCGTCATCAGGCAAGATACGGAACCCTGGCAAATCGTTTTTGAGTGCCCGAGTCCAATACTTCGGTGAGCCCACTGCCGAAATCGGACGTTCAGTCTCCTCGGAAATTTCCTGAAGAAACGTAACGTATTCGGAATCCACCTTCAGCGTGGTATAGAACTCGTCCCTGTCTGTGATGAAGTCCGAAGCGAACTGAAAGTAATTCACGCCAGCCGCAGTCAGGAAGAACGTCGTACTCTCTTGCACGGGGAAAGCGCATCGGTCCTCTATCGACTTCTGGGCGCGTTGGACGTGCGTGGTGATCGCATTGGTCAGCGGCGTGATGTGATCTTCGACGATACGAAGCACTTCGGCTTTTACTGCGGCGAGATTCGCCATCCAAACCCCCTAAACACCAAAGGCGCCCCGCAGGACGCCCAAGTGTTACGGACCATTGCGTCCCGAGACGTTTTCAGAGCGAACTCACGCCGACTCCGCGGCCTTGTCGCCAGTCACGTATTCTCGTTCCGCATCGTACATCCCGGCAATCGCGACGTCCGCTTTCACCTTTTCGATCGCAACGGACTTCGTCTCCCGATCGATCACATTGAAGTTTCCGCCACCCTGATAGTCCATCACGTAGTGTTCGGTTCCGCGAGGCTGACCCTTGCTATTGAAATCAGTCGGATTACCGGGCTCTACGACATCCACCTGAGGCGGCACGTCGAACGGGTTGCTATCACGTTCGCGGTCTTCAATCTCGATATGCCTGTTCCTGATTTCCGCCTCGGCCATTACGGCCTTGGTGCGAATGGACGCAGTCATCTCGGCGATTTCCTTGTCGGCCTTTGCTTTTCTTCGCAGGCCCTCGACGTCGAACCCGCATTCCCTGGCGTCTTCGTCCGATACGACTCTTCCAGATCTGGACATGAAAAGACCCGGCTGGTCGTCATACATGCAGACCTTCTTGCCGTTCTTCCCACTGATCGTCACGCCGCGATCAAGGTCGATCTGCGTGAAGTCGTGACCATAGTATTCAGCCCAACTGAGATCCGACACGAATACTCCTTACGCGATGACCTTATTGACTCCGGCAAGCGCGGTCGCGAGATCCGTAGATCCAGGGACCCCGTCTCCCCGCTGCTGGACATCGGTGAACGAAAGGGGCTCGACCTCGAAAAAGAAATTCACGGCGCCAGCGCCGGGACCGGCATTCGACGTCAAGGCGATTCGCTCTCCTGGGTACGCAACCAAATCGCCATAGACCTCATCCACATTCATGTAGTGGACAGAGTTGATGATGCCCAACGTATGGGTGATCGTCATCGTTGCCAGTGCGGCGCCGGTTGGCGTGGTGGCCGTAGCGTCCGCTTGTTGCAACGCAAGCGTCATAATGGCAGGGGCGGTGGTCAGGGCAGTCGTCACGACGCCCTTGATCCTGATCAGTCGGACGGGCCGACCCACAACCATGACTCCAGCATTGGCGGCACTAACAGTGACGCTACCTATGTTGATTTCTTCAGCGAGTGCTGCCTGGGGCATGTTATTTACTCCTTAGAGAGTGGCTGCTGTCCAGTGGACACAGCGTGTGGTCGTTGCCGTGTTCCAGGTCAAACCGGCCTGTGTGGTTCCAACCCATCCAACATCGAAGAAGCGACCGAGGTCAGTCGCGACACCGCGTCGCAGTTCGGGCTCCTCGACATTTGCGAGGAACGCCGCGTCGGCACCGAACATGACGGCTTCACCCGTTACGTCTGCGCCACCGATCGAGTTGTCGAGTGCATCGAAGTGATTCGTCTCGATGATTCGAACATTGTCGATCTTCGGAATCTCGCCCGTGATGAACGGCTGCGAATTCGTGTGCGAGATCCATTCGCGATAGTTCGTATCGTTCTTGACGCCGCGAAGTGCTTTCGTCGAGGCAATCAGGATATACGAACCGTCCGAGTAGGGCGGACACTTGAGATCGCCCATCAGGATGTCACGCATCAGGCCGATGTGCTGTGCCGTCATGTTCTGATCGGGCTCGTCTCCGAGTGCGCCTGCCGTGTTCTCATGGAGGTCGCTGACCCCGTTCGACGTGACTTCGTAGACCGTCGACCGGAGGGCATCGGCGCACATCTTGTCCATCGTGAGTCGGAGCTGATCACGAAGCGCACGCTGCACCTTGTTCGTGATGTCGTAGTGGGTCAAGTTCTTTTCGAACTCGGTGAGCTTCACCTTGTAGCCCCACTCAGAAACCTGAACGGAGACGGTGTCGATCAGCGGGCGGCCAGACGGGAGCTCGGTGTTCTCGTCGACCGTGGTTGCCAGCGGCAGATTGTGAACGCGAGTCACGGTCACGGTATCGCCGCGGTTCTTTCCAAAACCGGGCTCCGTATCCATGAACCCCATGAACTGGCTGTTCGCGACAGCTCCGTCACGAATCTTGCTGGAAATGGCGTGATTCTTGTAAACGCCAGAAGGTCCGTCGGCTACCCAAGACATAATTCAATCCTCCGTTCAGATCAGTCCGTGTTTCAATTTGAAAGCGGTTGCGGCTGAGTGAATCGAGACTTCCGCCTCGCCATCTTCCGAACCTCTGGACTTCTGGGGTGCCGGACGCTCTCCGGCAGAGGTGCCCCCGGTACGATCCGGAGGCGCAGTAAGGCTGGCGATGGGCGTACCCACCATTCGATCCATCTCGCGCGCGACTGCGTCGGCGATTCGGTCTGGATCCTTTGAAAGTGATCCGGCAGAGGAGAGACGGTTGTATGCGGCTGAAGCGAGGTCGCGTTGCGCTGCGTGCTTCGCGTATTTCGTTTGGAACGAAGTCCAGATGACGGAACGCTCTTCGGCAGCGGCCTGGTCGGCTCGAATCTCTGCCGTGTGGGCTTGTAGGCGCCGTTCGCTCTCGGCCAGTACACGCGAATCGCGATCGGTCAGCCATTGCCGGTAGCCGTCGGGATTCTCGAGCGGGTCGGGCATCGGCTGGATCGGGGCCGCCTGTTTACGATCAGGATCGGATGGGTTCCTAGAAAGGAACGAATCCAGCCGGGTACGTTCTCGGTCGACGTCTTGCTCGAGGCGCTGTGCGCGCTCTTCGGCTGCCGCCAACTGGGCGCGGAGCTGATCGGGGCTCAAATCACCCGTTCCGGACGAATCCGAATCTGTATCGATGTTGGTATCGAAAGACAATCAGTTCTCCCCCTTGGGATATAGATTGCCCTTCATTCCATACCTGTCAACTAGGGAATCGGCTGGGCCACCTTCGAACGGGTGAATCGGTTCCGGCCATGGGTTACGGCGGCAGCCTCGGCTTTACTTACGGCGGCTGATTCTTCCATTCTATGGTCGATGCGCCGAGCCGCCTTTACCCCATCAGCTATCTGAGATTGGAGGTTTTTGGCAATTTTTCGTTGTTCAAGCAATGAAATCAAAATCGCGTGGGACCTCTCAATCGTCAATTCGTGCTTTTCTGACAAAATTTCTGCGTCATGCAGGATTTCGACTGATCTCTTCCAGATCGCGACCTCGAGCGCATCGAACGCCAATCTCGCGCGGGCGCCCATGTTCCGGGTCGATTCATCCGTCAGGCTCATAGTACCGCCCCCGATAGACCCTCCGGAACTCCGGGTGCCGCAGGATCTACGCCGCCTTGGTTCTGGGATGTGATGGGTGGAATCGATTCGGGCTCTCCGGGTGGTACCTGACCGTTGGCCCCCGCAATGAACTCATCGGCTTTTGCCTTGGCCTCGGCCTTCGACGCTTTGTCGATGTTCCGGATCTTCTCCTGCTGGCTCAATCTAAGCTCTTCCGCATCGACACCAAAATCCTTCAGGATCACGGTCAGCAGTTTCGACATCGAGTACTCAGAGATGAACGACTGGAGTAGCTGCGGATTGCCGCCAATGACGTTGAGTGCGCCCAGCAGACCTCGGGTGCGCTGCCCCTTCTCGACCGCCTTGGTCAGCCCGCTTGCTCGGATCGCAAGGGGACGCTGCTTGAACTCATCGCGGCGACTGAGGAGCATCGCCTGCTCGTCCTTGGTCAGCCCATTCCAGATGCCAGGCGATTCCGGCCCGACCTTCTGGAGTGCAGTGAAGTAGACGAGCTCGGCAATCGGACCCAGAAACCCAAGATCGATATCCATCGAAATCGAGTTGTTGAGCGCACTGGCGCCTTGCTGGCTGGCTTGCACCTCGGTTGCGGTCGTCTCGCCGGATTGCACGGACTGGCCGAGTGAGATATCAGACTGCGCCGCGGCTTCCTGTGCTTCCTGTTTCGTTGCTTCCCACAGATTCATCAGGTCGGCACCGATGGTACGGCCCATCTCGATCACGCTGATGCCGCGTTCACCCGGATTCGCATCCTCACTACGGATGATCGTTTGGTTCGGTGCGATACCGAATTCGATCTGTTCCGGGTTATCGAGGACGTCTGGATTCACTTCGAACGCATTCATATTCATTGATGCGATATCAATGATTCGGTTCATCACGTTTTCGTTCGTTGCCACCGCCGAACGGAACAGTTCCACGTAGGTTCGACCATCGACCGGCGAAAGCGGCGCCTGCAGTACGGGATGACCCACGATCCAGTCCTTCCCGTGCCACCACGGATTCGACTCAGGACCACGGATGATGACGGAATCGTTGGCGATGACGACGAGTTGCCGCTCGCGGACCTTTCGCTTCGTAGTGTCGTTGTCCTTGCGATCGATGAGGTCAACCAGCCATTCCTTGATCAGGATCGGCGTTCGAACGGAAGTCATCGACTGGCCCTGGCCGGAAGAGTCCTCCCTGTTCGCGACGATGTCTCGATCGTGATGGGCGACCAATCCCTCGATTGCTTCCTTGTCGTAAATCGGGTTTCCTTCGCTATCCAGCAGTTCGGCCTGGCGAAGCAGGGTTTCCTTGTCGGCTTCCCAGAATCGGACGCGGTAGAGTCCACGGCCTGTCGGATCCCAGTAGCATTGGCGCGGATCGACTTGCTCGACTGCGACGCGGCCATTGCGTGGATCGTAGTTGACGGCGGCCACCATCTTCATCAGGGCGCCTGTCTGGCAGAGATTCCCGAAGATGTGTTCGAACGGGACCGGGTGACCGGAGGCGTTCGTGCCTGCAAAATCGAGGGCCAGCCGAGTCAGCTTGGTGGCGAATGCCGAATACTGACCCGTCTCGTCCTGAAGGTCCTTCACGCTGACCCAGTCTGGGGTCTGGGTGAGGGCCTGCCGATGCAGGGCTGCGAATCGCTCTACGAAGTTTGCAACGGACGCTGAGATCTCAGCCGACTGCCATTCGAGTTTGTCCTCAAACGACTTCCGCATCCAGAAGGCGTGGAGGTTTTCCTCCCAGACTTCGTGCCGCGGATTGAAGCCTGTCTCGCGCACGTTCTCGGCTTCGTCGAAGTAGCTACTGAGCAGCGAGATGATTTCGCTGTCCTCGAGGTCGAGTGGGGTATCCTCGAGGTCGGAGCTCGGGGCTCTGAATGCAGGCGTCCGGACTGCAGGATCGATCTCGTCGTCGAACTCCCCGTCGAACGGCTCTTCGCCGGTATCGGAGCCGACACTCAGCCGATCAAATGGGGTTTCGGGGAATGCCATGCTGTCTACCTCTTTTCCGCTCGCCTTTTAGCTCGCATTTTTTTTACGCGGGCCGCTTCCTTGGCTGCGCGTTCGCGACGCTCTTCTCGCTTACCCTCTTCGGTCTGTTTGAGTTTGCCACCGGGCTCAGTTTGATACGTCCCTGGTCTGCTGACCCTCTTCTCGAATGATTTCGTCAATGGGGTCGACATCAACGATCCACCAGTAGTTTCCCAGTCATTCCTCACAGACCTTGCGTCAGACTTGTGCAATTTGGAAGTCAACCTGCCCGCCGTCGATTCAGGATGCACTCCGCTTCTGACCGGGTTCGCCTTTGATCTTGAGACAAGGGCCGAGTCCTTCTTCCTTGAACTTTTCTTCGCGGCCTTCTTCTTCGCAGCCATGCTCGCTCCTTAGGGGATCTCTCTGAATTCTTTAGGAAGCCTCACAGTTTGCTCCCTCAGGGATTTACTTGGCCCAGACTGGCTTGCAGTGTACCGGGCAAAGGGAGATGTGCGAAATTTGCTGCGTTTCTTCTTCTGCTCGCCGCGTGGGAAGTAGACCCCAGCGAAGTAGCGTAGTGTATCTCCCACATCCGAAGCGGGATGATTCTTGACCGGC